GTTGAAACAAATGAAATCGGGACTCATAACGAGCACAATGACAGGCTTAGAATCACCTTCGACCCACAACTTACCATGAAAAAGGTTAGCTTGAATCTTTTTAATCAGATCAGCATGACCAACTCCAAGAGTAAGGATTTTTATGGTGTTTATATCACCCTCGCTTTTACCCCACTGACGTCTAACGTCTGGAGCAAATGCCATCTCACGATGTTCGACCACGGTCTGGATAGACGCTGGATCGACTTGATGTTCGAAAATGGCATTACCAAGAAGCGAGCTCTTGGGTTTCTTCGTCATCTGGTAAAGAACAGCACCGATAGATCCTCCAAGAATGACGGCGATTTGCTTCGAGTAAGTCTTGCAAAAGCGTTTGAGCCTAAGGAAAAACTTGTGAACTCTAGCAACTTCAATCACATGGGGCGTCATCGAGTCATACCTAGCTCTCAAAGCCAAGTACCGGTCAAACCAAGGAGATTCCAAGAGTTTGAGAGTCACACGATCTGCATATTGTTCAGCAATCCAATCGATGATGTCCTGCCATTTAATGACAAACATCCACCAGAGTGAAAAGCAACAAACAAAACCAAACCAAAAGTTAACAGTCATAGCAGGAGCTGACAGCAGGCTAGTATCTTGAGAGGTTTCTCGAAGATCAATAATATTTGGGTCAACTACAACTTTAGGCTCTACTTTTGGAACAGGCAAATCCAAACCAACACAAACATGACTCAAAGCTTTCCAACCTCCAGACTCATAGTGAAGAATTTTCGGAATTCCACACGCACAGATCTGAGAAGGATCTTTGAATTTAAATTTCTCAAGTTCACATCGAGCAAAGTGTTCATCTATCATCCTCCACAGCTCTCGGAAAAACCCAGCATAGTGATACACTGGATTATCACGAGGAGTGAATTTGACAAACTTATTCTTACACTCAACATCAACCTTCGAAAAGTAGATAGAGTCATTACGATCACCTTGAGACAGACCCTTTAACTTCTTGAAATCTATGGATCTTCCTTCCTTATCCCTCATCCTAACATCGTAAATCATCTGGTCTTCAAGACGCCTTTGTAACTTTTCAGTCTCTCCGGCGCACTTGTAACTCACATGATTAGACGTAATAATGAGAACCTCGATATCAGGCAAAACAACTCCTTTGTCTTCTATGGCAGCACCACGGAAATACAAAGGGAAAGTGTCTATCACCTTCTGACAAAAAACACTCAAATCCATGAGATCCTGCTTAGGATACTCAGAGAAATCAGCTTCTAAGTCGTTGACAACGAGATACTTTGCATTCGGGTTCATACCGGAACTGCAAGGATACTTGTCCTTCATATCAACTCTTATAACATCACCCTCAAAACGCGAATAGCCACGCCTAATAGCAAACGTGTTTATTATGCTGTCAATAAGAATTGTCTTACCGACACCTGGATCACCATTGAGCCAAACAACTAAAGGCTCGGGCCTAGGAAAGTTGGAAGCAACATAACGCGTCTTATCGACAACGTACTGTCGCAACTTATC